GAAATCAAACCAAACGAATGTCATTGTGCGGGACACTCTTGTGGTAACGAAAGAAAGAGTTCTGCACGACACTCTGATGATCCAAAAGGATACGATCGTTTATCAAGATCGCGTAAGGGTAGAGCTTAAATATCTTCCAGGAGAGAGAGTAATGATTAAGGCGGAATGCCCCTCGGATACGATCCGGGTGGAAACGATTAAGATCGTGAATCGGGAAGCTCCAAAGGGAAAAGGAATCTCCTGGGAAGCTTTGGCCGGATGGATCATCGCGCTGCTCTCTCTGCTTGTGATCATTAAGAGCGTGATCAATAAACTGCTTTGAGGCTATTTAGAGCCGATTTAAGAGCTTTTCTTATCTGAGTGGATAAGTTATATGTCCCAAGGGGAGAAAGTGCAGCAGAGGCCAAAAGCCTCAGGCTGCTTTTTTTATTTGGTGGATTGGGTGAGATCTATTATTTTTTACAACTTAACTAAGTTAACTAACTTAACTTAGTATTCTCTTTCAGAGAATATAACTAACTAACTCAAGTTAACTAACTGATGGGAAGCAAGGAGCTCCAGCGGGCCAAGTGGGCGAGGATAGAGAACGGCGAGGAGCCGGATGATTATCAGAATCCATTCTTATCACATTTCGGGTTTATGGATTATCCATTAACTCCGGATCAAGAGAGGGTAAGGCGAAAACTTAAGCAGCTTCACGGATATGAGTAAAAAAGAAGATTGGTTTTTTATTTATTGGGAAGAGAATCCTAATTTTGTAAGTGATGAAAAAGAAAACCCCGAAGTATTACATCGGCAAGCACAAGCAGATTGAGGCGTTTGACGTGGTGCTTGATTTCCAGGAGGACAATTATAATCTCGGGACTGCGATCACGTATCTGCTAAGGGCTGGCAAGAAGCCAAATAATCCAATAACGCAAGACATCAGAAAAGCGATCGCTCATCTTGAGCGGGAGTATGAACATCAGGTTCAGAAATCAGCGAATCACTTTGAATATTTCAAGTACAACAATGCCTCAGCAAAACCCTACACCGATGGAGTGGAAGTATTATACAAACAAAGCGATCCGGCGGAAGATTGATCATCTGCTAAGGAATGCAGCGGGCCTCTTTGCTAATTGCGGGCCCTCCCTGGAGGATCGTAAGAAAGCCCTCGAGCTTGAGCAAGAGTATCTCTCTCAGATCTATGATCTCGATCCCCATTTTGCCGAGCGTTGTGGATATAAGCGTTAATGTAGGCAAGGTACCATCCTTAAACGCTTTCTATGCTGGCAAGCATTGGATCGTAAGGCAGAAGGCGAAGAATAAATTCAAGAGCGAGATCCTGGATCAGCTTAATCAGTATGATCCGATCAAGCTTAAATCGGTAACGATCCGGGCAGAGGTTAACTATCGGTATGATGTGGATAACTGCATTATGGTCGTAAAGTTTGCGATGGATGCTTTTAAGGAGTGGGGAGGGATCGATGATGATAACCCCAAGCATTTCAACAAGTTACAGATCGTGTACAACGAACTGCTCCCGAAAGATAGCGCAAAAGTTTTTTTCATTGGAGAGAAAAAAGATTAGGATTTGTTGATAATTCTCTTGATATTTGGCTAAACCAAAACAAAAGAATGATGAATTACAATCTCTCTCCTGATTCTTATGAATCAATCATCTCGATGCAACAAGCAGAGATCGAAGCTCTCCGAAATCGGAATGAAGCTCTCGAATATCTCAATCGAGTAAACTCAAACCAAGAGGCGGTCATAAATGCCCAAGCGCAGACGGATGCCTTTATCTTCAAAAAGCTTTTTTCGTAATCTTTAAAATCAAATAGAATGGCAAAAATTGTAAGTATCACCCCGACCGGCCAATGGCAAGAATTCCACAAGATGGATGTAACATTTGACGATGGTCAAGCCGGAACGGCATTCAGCAAGAGCCCAACCCCCTGGTATGCGGTGGGCGATGAAGTCGAGTATTCAATCAATGCAAAAGGATCGGTAAAGATCAGCAAGGGAACGGGCGCTTTCGCTGGAGGCGGCAGTTCCTATTCAGGAAGCTCTCAAAGCTCAGGCAGTTCCTCCAAAGATCAGCAGATCGCTCGGAGTGTGGTATTCAAAGGCGCAGTCGATTTGGCTTGTGCTGGCAAGATTCAGATCACGGATATCCCCGGCTTCGTGGATAAGTATCTCTCTTGCGTATTGGATGCCCCAGCTCAGGGCGCAAGCTATGCCCAGCATTTTCCTGAACAATCTCCTTTCTAATTATAGGCCCGCTCCGGCGGGCTTTTTTTATCTACATTCGGCACTATGCTGACACACCCATTAATCGCCCGAAGCGGCGATATTATGACCTATCTCGAAAAGGCCCGGAAGGGACAAATTCAGGAGAGCTCTAAATTCGGAGCTCCTGAGATCGATGATTATCTCCGATTTAAGAAAGGCAACTTCATAGTCGTAACGGGCCACGCCAATACCGGAAAGACGCATTCGATTCTCTTTCTTATGCTTATGCATTCGATCAATAACGGAACGAAGTGGCTGGTTTATTCCTCTGAGAATGATGTTAGATCCATCACGCGGAAGCTGATTGAGTTTATCGATGGGAGACAAATCCAATATATCGAAGAGGAGCGCTTTTATCGGCATCTCGATTTCGTGAATGGCCACTTTCAGTTTATCGATAACGAGAACCTTTTCGATGTGTTCGGGCTCCTGGAGGCTGCGGAGATGATTTATGATGAGTGGGCTTTCGATGGAATGCTCATCGATCCATATAATTCCCTCACGATTAACCAAAAGCGTTTGGGTAAAGTATCGACTCACGATTATCATTATGAGGCCACGAGCAACATCCGGGTATTCTGCAAAAAGTTCGGGGCAATGGTTATCGTAAATACTCACCCAGCCACGGAAGCTCTCCGGAGATTGCATAGCGGCAACCATCCCTATAAGGGGCATCCGATGCCGCCGATGGCTTCAGATGTTGAAGGGGGCGGGAAGTTCGTGAACCGGAGCGACGAGTTCATCGTGATCCACCGGTATACGCAGCACGAGAGCGATTGGATCTTCACGGATATTCACATTCGCAAAGTGAAGGAGCTTGAATCCGGCGGGAGGCCTACGCCCTTGGATCAACCTATTCGTTTGGAGTCAATGAAATTTAACGTCGGATTTATTATAAATTTAAAGAGCTTAATCAAGCACAAGGAATCTAAACAGCAAACGGATGTACCCTTCTGATCCAACATTTAATGAGCTGCATCTTCGAGAGAAGCAAATGCTCCTCACGGCGCACTTGATTTGGCTTAATGATATAGCTCAGGATGAGCAAGAGGTGAGCTATCAAAACGATATCATTAATCGCCTGATCGATCTCGTGGAGGTTCAACGATGTATGGATTATTTTATCGATTATGAAAGATCAGCGAATCGATTCTTAAATGAGGCTCGCCTCGAGAATGCAAAGCTCAAGCTCAGTAACAAAGAGATGGAAATATTAATCGACAAATTACAAAACGCCTTAGATAATGCGGCCTCGAATCTTTAACAACTTTCAGCCCGGGGATCATATCCGATCCAAGAAGGGAGAAATCTTTCAAATCATTGAGAGAGAAACATTCTATTGCAAAGGATGCAAATGCAAAAAGCTCGAAATTTGCGATACCATAAAGGAGAAGACCACCCTCGTTATTCAATCTCAGAGAGGGCGCTGGAATATGTCCTTAATGGAGATGAATGATAAGTATATTAACAAAGAGATTGATCAAGTAACATTCCACCAGGGATTATGGAGATAGGAGAATTAATCGCAGCAAAGGAGCTTTTCTTTAGATCGATAAATATCGAAGATGATAATTCCAGGAAGCGGCCCATCGTTTATGCCCGCGCAGCTTTTGCCGCCGCCTTCCGGGCGGCTGGTCCGACTCGCCTGGGATCGGTAGTCGGAAGAAATCACGCCTCGGTAATCCATTACCTGAAGATCCACGATCAGCTGAAGGATTATGAGGATTATCGCGCTCTCTATGAGCGGGCCAAAGAATTCCGAAAGGATATAATGAATGGGGAGGATCTTCCCTTTCTGACTCACCGAGATTTGGTAACGATGATCCAGGAACTTAGGAATGAATTAAGAATCGAAAAACAAAAAGCCGAAGAGTTATATATTTACAAGGAAAAGTTTTTTAAATTAAAGGAATTCCTATGACGTTTCGCATCTCTCCCCTGGTCGGCATTATGTTCGGGATTAACTTCCTCGATTGGGGTGAGAGCGGATATGATGATCTCGGATATAGATATGAGCTCCAGCTCGCTCTCGGTGTTTTCATTATACAGATCATCTCGTGATACTCGAGATCCTCGCCGATAAACATTCCGATTGGATCAAGATGGTTCGATCCTTTGGCGCGGATCTTCCCCTCGCGGAGGATATAGTTCAGGAGATGTACGTTCGGCTCCACAAGTATGTAGATGATCCGGAGAGGATAATGTACGGGGAAGAGGTGAACACTTATTTTGTTTACATCACGCTTCGGAATATGTACTTCTCGATCAAAAAGGCTCAAGCGAAGATCGAGTACGTAGATATCGAGCTCCTGGAGGATTCCCTCGTTTATGAGGAGCCTAACGTTCAGGAGCTGGAGAGCTTTGATAATCTTATTGAGCGCATTTGGGGGGACGTGGAAGATTGGCATTGGTACGATAAAAAGCTTTTCGAGATCTATCACAACTCCCCGATGTCGATCAGAACAATAGCCGAGGAAACGAAGATCTCGGCAAGGTCTATTTTTAACACTTTGAAGAATGGAAGAGAAAGAATCCAAACCGACTGCCGCGAAGAGTACGAAGCGTGGAAGGCCTCGAAAGAAAGCCCAGGGATTAGGTGATACGATCGAGCAGATCACAACGGCAACGGGGATCAAAGCCGCGGTCGATTGGTTTGCCGATGCCACGGGCATAGATTGCGGATGTGAAGCAAGAAAAGAGAAACTAAACGAGCTCTTCCGATATAAGAAACCGGAATGCTTAACAAAGGAGGAGTTCGAATTTTATTCGGAATTCAATAAGCGCAGATCGCAAACATTATCGGTAACAGACCAAAAAGAGCTGCTCCGGATTTATAATCGCGTATTCAGAACGCAAGAGCAACCGACATCGTGCGGATCTTGCTGGAAGGGGCGGCTAACTCAATTAGATGCAATATTCAGTACCTACGAGTGAGGCCCAGCTCTTCGCTTTTGTTCAGGAGAAATTCCTGAAGGATTTAGCAATGAGCGAAGAGAAGTATTCTCGGTACGATTGTTATTCTCTTTTGTATCGGATGGATATTGAGCTTAAATGTAGGCGCTCCCATTATGATGACCTCTTGATTGAGCGGAGCAAGCACGACGCGCTCCTGGAGCGAAGCTTGAAATTCGGAACGACTCCGGTATATATCAACTCGACGCCCCTTGGCGTTTGGGCTTTCTATATTGGGAGGATTTATATCAAGTGGGAATCGAAGGATCTCCCAAGGAATACGGATTTCGGCGATCAAGGGAAGATCTCGAAGGAGATCGGTTATTTAAATATCGGATCCGGAATCAAAGTCTTATAATTATGCCCATCCCTGAACCAAAAGGATCGGAGAATCAACAAGAATTCATCTCTCGATGTATGAGCGATCTCTCCGAAGAATTCCCCGATCAAGAGCAAAGGCTCGCGGTCTGCTACGCTAAATGGCGAGAATGATCGAAATCGATTAGATCCAGGCT